AGCATTTCAAGTTCTACGCGGCCCACCGCAACGAAGAGATCGGCGGGAAGTGTGCGTCGATCCACGGCCACCGCTACGGCATCGCGGTGACGGTCGAGGAGCCACGTAACGGCAGCATCACGATGCTTTTTGAGGACATCGAAAATCATGTGAAGCCGCTGCTCGACCGCCTCGACCACTCGCTCCTGCTGCACGCGAGCGATCCTGCCCGCGACACGTTGCTGGCGTCGGGTGCGTGCTGCCGCGTGTACGAAGTCCAGTTCCCCACGTCAGCCGAGAACATGGCCGAACACCTGCTCTCCGAATTGCGAGCCACGGGGCTGAATGTCGTCGAGTTGGCCCTGCAAGAGACCGACACCTCCATCGTCACGGTGAAACCATGAAGCAATACACAGTCAACGAGATTTTCTGGTCACCGCAGGGCGAGGGAATGCGGGCTGGGCAGATGAGCGTGTTCGTCCGTTTTACGGGCTGCAACCTCCGCTGCCGCATGGAGCAGGCAGACGACTCGCCGGGCGGCTTCGACTGCGACACCGAGTTTACGTCTGGCCGCAGGCTCTGCGCCACCGAGATCATGGCCGAAGCCCGTGCGTTGGTTGGCAAGACGCAAGAGTGGTACGACGCGGGCCGCAAGGCGTGGATCGTGTTCAGCGGCGGCGAGCCAGCGTTGCAAGTTGACCGCGAACTGGTGGACCTCCTGCACGCCATGGGGTTCCTCTGCGCCATCGAAACAAACGGCAGCAAGGACGTGAGCGGCTTGGGCCTCGACTGGATCACGGTCAGCCCGAAAGTCGCCGAACACGCGGTGCGGCAACTCACCGCCGACGAAGTGAAGTACGTGCGGGGCTACGGGCAGGCTGTCCCGAAGCCAACGTGCAAAGCCACGCACCAACTGGTCAGCCCCGCGTTCGACGGCTGGACGCTCGACAAGCGTGCCGTTGAGTGGTGCCTGCAACTCATCAAGGAGAACCCCGAATGGCGGCTGTCGATGCAGCAGCACAAGGCGTGGAACGTACGCTAACGTGGCACGACGTTCGTGCTGCCGCCGCTGAACTTGTTGCCCGCAACCCACGGGCCACGATGGTCTACGGCGTGCCGCGCGGCGGAATCCCGGTCGCGGCGTACACGGGCCTTCCGTTGATTGCACCCGCCGAAGGCACCGTGACACTCAACGTACTGGCGCACTACGACCGCGAATCGCTGCTCGTCGTGGATGACCTCGTAGATAGCGGCAGGACGCTTGCTCCGTTTGCCGCCGAGGGGTACTGCGTCGATGCGTTGTTTCGCAAGCCGCACTCGCCGCCATCACTCGCGCCCAACGCCGCCGAGGTCACGGGCTGGGTGAAGTTCCCGTGGGAGGCCGAACGCGGCCCAGAGGATGCGGTGGTGCGTTTGCTGGAGTGGATCGGCGAAGACCCGACCCGCGAAGGGCTACGCGACACGCCAAAGCGAGTGGTCAAGGCGTTCCGCGAAATGACATCCGGCCTCGCCGTCGAGCCGCGAAGCGTACTTGGAACCGTGTTCAACGAGACGAGCGACCAGATGGTTGTCGTGCGAGGAATCCGATTTTCGAGTATGTGCGAACACCACCTCCTGCCGTTCACGGGGACTGCTGCGGTAGGGTACGTGCCAGACGGCCGCGTGATTGGATTGTCAAAGATTCCGCGGCTTGTTGAGGTGTTTGCCAAACGTCCGCAAGTGCAGGAGCGAATGACGAACCAGATCGCGCAAGCGTTGATGGATCACCTTCTGCCCAAAGGCGTTGGCGTCGTGGTGAAGGCTCACCATTCGTGCATGGGGTGCCGTGGCGTGCGCCAGCCAGACGCTGAAATGATCACGAGTTGTGTGCTAGGTTGCATGAAAGACGAAGCAGCATCACGTGCCGAACTAATGGAGTTCATTTGATGGGCAAGCGCGGCCCCGCCCCCGAACCGTCGATCCTGAAATACATTCGCGGCAATCCGTCGAAGGACGCGTTGCCGACGAGCGAGCCGACGCCGTCGCTCGTGCCGCAAGACTTCCCACCGCCTAAGACGCTTGACGCCAAGGGCAGCGAAGTCTGGAACGACACGGTGCCAAAACTTGCGCGGATGCGGGTGCTGACCGAGGCCGACGTGCCGACGCTGACGCGGTACTGCATCGAAACGGTGCTGTACCTTGCGTGCTATGAGAAGGTGAAGGTCGCGGGCGAGGAATACACGCACTGGGAGCCTGACCCCAACCGCACCGACGGGCGGCTGCGAATCAAATACACACAGGTCGCCCCGTGGGCAACGCAGATGCACCGCCACCACGCCGCGATGCTGCGAATTGAACAAGAGTTCGGCATGACGCCGAGCAGCCGGTCACAGGTAAGCACGACCAATGGCAACGCAGAATCAGACCCGATTGCAGCCTATCGACAAAAGCGAAGCAATCGCTCAGGGGCTTGACTACTGGTTTGACCGCGACAAGGCAGTTCACGCTATTGGATTTTTTGAGGAGTGGCTGCGACACTCCAAAGGAAAGTTTTCCGGCAAGCCGTTCACACTGCTGGATTGGCAGAAGGCGATGATTGCGGAGTTGTTCGGCTGGGTCCGCGTAGCCGACGACCTGCGCCGCTACCGCGTGGCCTACATCTCCACGGCGAAGAAGTCGGGCAAGTCCACGCTGCTTGCGGGCATCGGCCTGTATCTGCTGGTCATGGACGGCGAGAACGGGGCGGAAGTGTACGGGGCGGCGGCTGACCGTGAGCAAGCTTCGGTCGTGTTCCGCGAGGCGGCGAGCATGGTGCGAGCCTCCCCCCTGCTCTCGCAGCAGCTTGAGGTCATCGACTCCCGCCGCACGATTGCGTTCCGCAAGGAAGCGTCGTTCTACCGCGTCCTTTCCGCCGATGCGTTCCGTGCGGAAGGTTTGAACATTCACGGCCTGCTGTTTGACGAACTCCACGCCCAAAAAGACCGCCGCCTGTGGGACGCCCTTCGCTACGGTGGTGCGGCCCGAGAGCAGCCGCTCCTCGTGTCGATCACGACGGCAGGCTACGACCGCAAGGGTATCTGCTACGAGCAGTACCAGTACGCGAAGGCGGTCGCGGCGAACTGGCGGCACGACCCGACGTTCTTCTCCTGCATTCACGAAATGGAAGCCGACGCGGATTGGAAAGACCCCGACGTATGGCCGCAGGCCAACCCGTCATGGGGCGTCACGATCAAACCGGAAGACTTCGCCCTTGACGCGAAGGAGGCCGAGCAGTCGCCAACGAAACTCAATTCGTTCCTTCGATACCGGCTCAACACGTGGACCTCCTCCGACGTTCGCTGGCTATCGCCGGAAACGTGGCAGCAGGGATCGGTGCCGCTGCTGCCGTTCGGCGACCGGCCCGTGTACGCGGGCCTAGACCTTGCGACCACCTACGACCTCACTGCGCTGGTGCTGGTCTGCCCCGATCCCGAGGACGGGAGCATCGACGTTCTGCCGTTCTTCTGGATTCCAGAATCCAACGCGGTCGAGAGGAGCCAGCGGGACAAAGTGCCGTACACCGACTGGATTCGGGACGGGCATATCCGCACCACTGATGGCAACGTCACCGACTACACCGTGCTGCACCGCGATATCACGGAGATTTGCGAAACGTACAAGGTGCGGTCGCTGGCGGTCGATTTGAAGTTCAACGGCCAGATGATCGCCAATATGCTGCAAGGGGACGGGGTCGAGGTGAGAGGATTTCCGCAGGGCGGCCGCGCCATGAGTGCGCCTGCCAAGGCTCTCGAAAACTTGCTCGGCAATTCCAAGATTCGGCACGCGGGCCACCCGGTGCTGTCGTGGTGTGCCGGGAACGTCGCCGTTCACGAAGACCGATACGGAAACATTTACCCAAGCAAAGTCAAGTCCACTGAGCGAATCGACGGCATCGTTGCCCTCTGTCAGGCAATCGGGTGCTGGATGGGTTCGGAACAGACGCCCTCGCAAACGCCGGAAATATTTTTCCTATGATCGCTTCCAACGAACACCGCATCCTGTGGCTCCCCGGCGAGGAGCGTTCGTGGGACGATGACGGCGGGAGCCGAAGCCCGGCCGGCGTGCGGGTCAACGCGGGGAACGCCACGCAGGTTGCCGCGGTGTTCTCCTGCCTGCGGATTCTTGGCGAGACGGTCGCCACGCTTCCGCTGCACGTGCTGGAGCGGCTCGACGGTGGCGGCAAGCGGCAGGCGCGGGAACTACCGCTCTACCGAAAACTTCACTCCCAGCCGAACAGGTGGCAGACGAGTTTTGAGTGGCGCGAGCAGGCGGTGTTCCACGTTGCATTGTGGGGCGACGCGTTTTCTGAACTGATGTCGGGGCCGTCCGGTGCCGTTGACCAGATCGTGCCGCTGCACCCGTCCCGCATGAAGGTCGAGACGATTGAGAACGGGCGGCTGCGATACACGTACCGCGAGGCCGGCGGGCGACAGACGGTCTACTCGGACGAGCAGATTCTGCACGTTCGCGGTCCGAGCGATGACGGCGTCCACGGCATGAGCATCGTTGAGGAGTGCCGCG